AAGGCCGCTTCGTTGCGGGTCACAATATCTCCTACGACCGAGTCCGTGCCCGCGAGGGTTACTCACTCGATCGAACCAAACCTGAAAACTTCTACTTTGACACACTCTCTGCCCACATTGGCGTTTCTGGCCTTGCTAGCGGTCAGCGCTGGCTATATGTTCTGGCTGGTAAGGACCCTGAGAACCTTACTGACGAAGAAAAACGCAAATTACGGTACGCACCCAAATGGTTAGACGAAGGTTCCACAAACTCTCTGGTCGCAACGTACAACTTCCACGTTTACGAGGTTCGCAAATTCTTCGGCGACGACGTGCAGCCGCTCGGCGCAGGCGACAAAGCAGTGAGGGATATATTTGTGAAGGCAACACATCTCAGCCAAATCCGTCAGATGCTCACAGAAGCCGTTGACTACGCCATCAAAGACGCCTTCTACACTGCGGAACTCTTCCAAGCCCTCTGGCCCAAGTATCTTGATGCCACCCCGAGCATGGTGGCGCTCTGCGGGCACTACCACCTTAATGGCTCCGTCATTCCCCTGGTCCCAGACTGGGAGGAATGGATTCAAAACGTTGAGAAAACGTTTGAAGAGCACAACAACGAGATGACCCAAATCTGTAAGGATCTGGTCTGGGAGAACTACGAAAAGTGGAGGGTCCTCTACTTGAACGACCCTGTCAAGGCAGAGCGATGGGTTGCCAAGGACCCCTGGCTGTCTCAACTTGACTGGACCATCAAAACAATCAAGGGCAAGTATGCCCACGTCCCCAAATGGGTGCGCCCCTTCATCAAGGACCCAGACGAGCACATTGGCGTAAAGTCAAATCTCTCCCACTTCCTTCTCAAGCTGAAATGGGAAGGGTCCCCGATGGTTCTGACCGACGACATGGGCTGGTGCTATCGCAATGAGGACGGTGTTCTCACCAAGATCCCCCACCCGAAAGGTGCCGGTGATAATGTTGGCGGTGTTCTCTCGAAAGACTTCGTAGATGACATGAAAGTGGGTCGCCTCAACAGCGACCTGTCGGAGGCAAAGCGGGCACTTGAGATTGCGAACGCGGTCTCATACTGGACTTCGGTTCGGAAGCGCGTGATGGATCGAATTTTTCTTCCTGCCGCCAACCCCCATGGGGCAGACGCTCTGGTTACCCTCCCGGAGATCCTTTGCCACGGCACGGTGACCCGTCGCACCGTGGAGAGCCTCATGGTGACCATGTGCTCCACCAAGAACTGGCGCATCGGCACAGAGCTCAAGTCCCGTGTACAAGCACCGGATGGCTGGAAGATCGTTGGCGCTGACTTCGACGGCCAAGAGATGCAAATCGCTTCAATCTACTCTGACAAGTGGGAAGGTGGTCATGTTGGATGTTCGCCGTTTGGTTACAATGTGCTTTCCGGCTCAAAAGAGGCGGGGACTGATCCCCATAGTGCTCTTGCTAAGCTGGCTGGCGTGGACAGGGACACCGCCAAAATCGCCGGCTTCGCGGTGCTCTACGGTGCAGGGGTTCGTGCCGTTCAAACTTACATCCGACGGAAGTACCCCGAGAAGTCCCCAACGGAAGTGAAGAACTTTGCCTACCGAATTCTGGAAGGTAAGAAGGGCAAGCAACGCAACGGTCTCTACGAGGGTGGCTCCGACAGTGGATGCTTCAACTTCATGGAAGAGATTGCGATGCGCTCTCGGGTCCCTCAGTTGCCGTGTCTCGGAACCAAGATCTCTACCGCAATGCGCCCTGCTGCCGTAGGCGATGACTTCAAGACCGGCCGAGTCAACTGGACCATTCAGTCCTCCGGTGCTGAGATCCTCTCAATCATGCTCACTGCTGTGCACTGGTTGACTGAGGAATACAAAATCCCTGCCCGTTTCATCCTGAGCATCCACGATGAAATTTGGTTCATGACCCCTGAGCGCTACGCAGAGCAGTTCGCTGTTCTCTTCCAAATCGCTCACATGTACACCTGGTCTCTATTCCATTCGGCAGTGGGGATCCCGGATCTCCCGCTGTCCCGAGCCTATTTCTCCTCGGTTGCGATCGACAACCGCCTTCGCAAATCCCCCAAGGAGAAAACGGTCACTCTCTCAAACCCGAAAGGTGAAACCGAAGAGTTCGGTACAGAGTACTCAATGTACGAACTGAACGAAATCGGTGCCATCGAAAAACTAACCAAGCGCTACGCCGCCATTCAAAAAGGAGTAATCTGATGAAAAAAGCCAAAAAGTCCCGTGTGGAAAACGTTGGTGTACTGCTTTACAAGGGCACCATCGACACCTACTATATGACGGTGCCTTACGACAAGAAGAACCGGATCATTCCCTCTTCGGTCGAATGTGCCTACAACTCTCGCTACTTCAGCCTCCAAGAAACTTACAACATGCTGCGAGCACTCTGATGCCTTTTCCCCTACCCCTAGATCCAGTCTTTCGGAAAGAGATTGCCTGGGTTTGGATCCACGATATCGGGGATAGGCTGAAACTTAACGATGTAGAAGGGGCCAACGCCAGTTGGAAGATCGCCAACGAGATTTATCTATCTCTCCCGCCCGGCACCGGCTCCTCAGCCATTGAAGATCAGCTCTTTCAGCAACGGGTAAAACTCGATAACATCTCCTATCCAACCAATGAGAACAATCTCTGACGACGCGGTTCAAGCAACACCGGTAACCAGGAAAACTAAAGCAATGCCCAAACTAGAAACCTTCACCACCACTTTGACTGACGGTCGTGAGATCACCATCCGGGAAATGACCGGTCGTGACCTCATCTACATGGAAAAAGACCTCACCAAGGCAGGCGATGTCGAGAAGGGCATGCGTATTATCGAGCGGCTGATTGTGGGTGACGACAAGATTACCTACGACGAAATCCTCGACCTGGGTGTGAAAGACTTCCGCAAACTCAGCGACCTGGTAGCTAAGGCCAACGGCACTGACGAAGAAGACCCAAACTGACCGTAGAGGACGTTGAAGACTTTACCTACAAAGTTCAAGTCCCCGACGGCCCCCTCTTCCACTTCCGGGAAGTTATTCCCAGGGACTTCTATCTTGCTCAGGTCCTTCGTCAATCAGACCGAAGTCAACTTGAGATGGTGGAGCGGCTGCTGGTAAACCCGGAAGTCTTAGAGAAAGCCACCTCTCAGCAAACCCGCGCTGTCTTAAAATGGGCTGTTGAAACCCTTTTAGACAAAACCGTTCTAACTGTAGAAAACTGGTTGGAGGTGGCCTACCACCTTTGCAAACAACGATGGGACTCCTCAATCGACTGGCTTGAGACTCAACCCATGAGTAAAATAAACCTCATGATTGACATAATCAAGCGCCATAACGAAGAGCAGGAGAAAGAGATGAAGAAAAACGCCCGGAGAAAGAAATGATCCGAATCAAAGTCGATAACTCCGGGCGCGGACTGACTCCCCTCAACCTGAAATGGTGGAAACCCACAAAAGAGGAATGGATCCCTGTTCTCCTGGATGATCATCCTCAGTTTTGGAAGAGACAGGTAGATCCCACGTATCAACGTCCTTGGGCGAGACTGACCCCTCGCTACGCCGCCTGGAAGCAAAAGAACTTCCCCGGCGAACCCATTCTGAGGCGAACAGGCCTCATGCAGGATGCCGCCATCATCACAACTCGCGGAAATGTTTTCTCCGTGAGGAGCACCTACTACGGCGGCTACAACCAGTTCGGCACCTCAAAAATGGCAGCCCGACCCTGGATGGGAGTTCCAGACGTCTCCCTGAAACAAATTGTTCCAATCTCTTGGAAAAACATTTTGAGTCGTCGTCGGTGACCCCGCAAACGCAAACCCTACACATCAAAGGAAATGACAACTCGCAGAACTTCCCGCACCAAAGCCGCTCCCGCCGCCGGTGACCTTCAGGTGACCCCCGAGGAGGGGCGCATCGAGAGCCCAGTGATCGAGACGAAAGCAGCTGCCGCTCCCGTGAACATCGAAACCGAAACCCCCTCGGAAGAGCCCGTGGCTGCCCCCGAGGCAACTCCCGCCGAAAAAATTCAGACCGATGTTCGGGCGAAGCTTGCCAAAAAGACCGTGGATGAAAATGTGTTCGTGCCCACCAATCCCGCTGCGCTTGAGAAAGCCGCCGGCCAAGTGGCCCAAGAACAAGGTTTTGAACTGAATCGTGGTACTTCCATCGGTGCCCGCCTCCTCGCCCGCGCTCAAAAACGAGTCTAATGACAGTATCCTTCCCCTTCCAGCAGCAGCACACCTGGCGCAAGCTAGGTTATCTCTATTTCTCTGACTCCCTGAGTTATAGAGAAGTTCTAGAAGAGAACCCGCAGTGGAAGGTGACGGAACTACCTCCACTCGGGGCTCAAATTCGCCTGACCTCGACGCCAACACGTCAAACCCCTGGGGGACTCTCTCAGGGGGATTTTTTGTTTGGTTTACCAACAGTTGAGCAAGCGGCTTCCATCTACCCGTATGACACGGAAGAACTCTATGACATCTCCCTCAATAAATACACACTCCAAGGTGTGCTCGATCGTGAAGAACTGAACGGGATCACCTTCGACAGTGTTCAAGCAATTACCGGCCAGCAAAACGGGTAAAAGCCTTAGAGTAACCCGGTCCACCACGGTGACCTACGCGGAGCCTACCCTGCCGCTAGACCGGCTGAAAAAGAAGGGTTCACATCCATATCAACAT